GCCCGGGCGAGAAGGTCACCCTGATCAATCTCTCCGAAGACAAGGGCTCGCGCATCTTCTATGAGATGGCTCGACGCATGCCAGAGACTGAATTTCTCGGCGTGGTCGGGGCTCATGGAGATCAGATCCGCGAGGACCTGCCGAATGTGGAGATCATCGAGCACACCGACCCGCACAAGATGCGGGAGGTATACGGCAAGACTCGAATCCTACTGATGCCCAGTCACTACGAGTCTTGGGGACGCGTTGGCGTCGAAGCCATGGCTTCCGGCATCCCTGTCATCGCATCCCCAACTCCTGGGTTGACAGAGTCACTTGGAGCCGCGGGCACTCTCGTCCCGCGGGATGACCTTGACGCCTGGGAGTCGGCTCTACGCCGGCTGATTGATGGACGATCCTGGCGCGCCGCCTCGAAGCGCGCTCTTGCTCGGTCGGCGGAGCTTGACGCTCTCCGCATCGAGGATCTTGCTGCATGGGTGGACGCCGCGGAGTCGGCATGAGTCTCCCAACTCTTGCCCAGATAGCGGATGTTCAGGCCCGCATGCCGCGGGCGATGACGACGGAAGAGACCACCAGGGCGACGACGCTCCTGGTCGATGCTTCAGCACGCGTGCGGGCCCACATTCGTCAGACCGTCAGTCAGGCACAGACCACGGTCATCCTGGCGCCGAATGACAATCAAGTCGTTCTCCCGGAACGACCGATCATCTCGGTCGACGCGGTAGCCCGCGTCAATGCTGACGGCAAGACGTTTATGCCCTATTCCGTCTGGACTTTCGATGGCCGGGACACGCTCATGCTTGGTCCGCCTTCGGCGATCATCAATGCGCCGGAGGTCTGGACCGATGCGGACTGGTTTTGGAGAAATGTCACCTACCAGATCCAGTACACCCACGGCTATACGACGATCCCTGATGACATCGTCGGAATCGTTGCCTCGATGGTCATGCGAGTCATCATGGCGCCCGGTTCCCCGGGCGTTCAGTCCGAGACCATCGGTGGCTATAGCTACCGGATGATGGACGGCTATCCAACTGCAATCGTGACGCTCTCCTCCGATGAGGCTAAGTACTTGACTCGCGTCTATGGCGGCCGGCGTAACCGGACAATCGAGCTGCGATGAGCCTCGACCAGATCCTCTCCATTCCCATCGTCATTCAGCGCGCCGGCCCGGGGCCGGATCGCTACAACAACGCTGGCCTCGACTGGTCGAATCCAACTTCTGTCACTGTCTCTGGCTGGCTCGACACCAATCAGCGAAAGATGAAGGAAGACATCCGAGATCGAGACGAACTCGAATCGGACGGTAATGCTTTCCTGCCGGCCGGGACTGACGTCCGCGGCACTGATCGCCTGATTATCAACGGGATCACGTATCAGGTCTACGGCATCCCGGCCCCGGTCTATCGACCGGGCTGGGGGCTGCACCATATTGAGTGCCGTATCAAGCGGTATGCAGGATGAGCCGCTTTGTGTTTGACCAGTCCTGGGTGACTGAAGAGCTTTACCAGAACGCCGCCCTACAGGATCTCGTGTCTGATACGGGCGAAGCCATTAAGGCTGAAGCCATCCGGCTCGCGAATCGCATCTCCGTCACGGGATCATTCCGAAACTCGATTCAGGGCGAGCTACTGAGCGCCAAGAATGGCGCTCCCTTCTATCGAGTCTGGTCGGATGACCCTGGCGCTCTGGCAATCGAATTTGGGACTGCCAAGGGCCATGAGCCTCATCGAGTCCTTGGGCAGGCTATCGGCAAATGGTACGACGTCAACACGATGAGACATCCCGCGGTCGATCGGAAGCGCCGTAAGCGCAAGGTCGAAAAATCCATTGATGCGTGGGTCGCATCCATCCTCAAGAACAAGGGGAAGTGATGACCACTCCTCTCTTGCCTGACGCCGAAGACGTTCTCATTCAGTGGCTCTCTGCGCAAGGCGCGCTTTCTGGAGTCACTGTTTGCAGCAGTCTCCCGATCTCATACGACGGCAGTCAGCGCGTGGTTCGTATCAACCGCCTTGGCGGTCCTGCCGACTATCTGGGCCACATTGACCGACCGCGATTCGACGTCGACTGCTACGGCCCCTACAAGGCTGCCGCATGGGATCTCACAGCGCTTGTACGCCGGCTACTGCTGACGGATCTGATCCAAGGCGCAAATCTCTCTCAGTGGTCGTGCTCGATTTCCAACGTCCGTGAAGACGTTGGACCCCAGTGGCTTGACGAGCCTGACTACCCCCCTGCTGGCCGGTACCTCACACAAATCACGGCCGTAACCCACTCAGCCTAGGAGGCTAAATATGGCTGTCACTGGCCAGACTACAGCTCAGATTCGGGTGGCCGGTACGGGCCACCTTTTTGTTGCCCCCGTGGGCACTCCGGCCCCGACTGACGTCACTACGCCGTGGGCGACTGTTTCGACCCTTTGGCAGGATCTCGGTTTCACCGACGAATCCGGCGTCGTCGTAGGCAAGAAGGATTCGTGGGATTCCATCAACCTTTGGCAGACCACCGTGCCTGCCCGGATGGTGCCGAAGTCCAGGGCATTCACTGCGAAGTTTACGCTTGAGCAGATCAATGCAGTCACTCTGCCCCTTTGGGCCGGTGGTGGCGTTGTGCAGACCAATGGTGCCAGCGGCTATCTCTACACCATTTCCGAGACTCTCCAGTCCTACGAGAGGGCCCTTGGGATTGAGTGGACTGACAACAATGGTGCGATCACTACTCGAATCATCATCCCGCGTGGTCAGGTCTCCGATACCACGGACATTTCGCTGACCCGCGATAAGGCGGCGTCTCTCGGCATCACGTATGACGCTCTCGGCATCGACGGTGTGACTCCGCTGGTCTACTGGTACAGCAATGACCCTTCTCTGACTCCCTGATCTTTTTTGCCCTGATACTTAACTCTTGACAGTCTCTCCGGAGGTAACTTCCCATGGTTTTTGATGTCAATGCTGCCCGTGCTCAGCGCCTTGAGGCGCACGGCGCTTCTTTCGATTTCGTGTTGGACGGCGAGAATTTTTCTCTCCCGACCGAGCTTGATGTGACCGCTCTGGAGACGATGAAGTCTCTGGACGAGGCTGACCTTCGTGGCGTGCTCACCGCCGTAATGGGTGACGCTGGCGCCGTTGAGCGGCTTTTCTCCCACAAGCTGAGCGTGCAGGACGTCAAGGCCGTCCTTGATGCGTGGCGCGCGGCGACGGGAGCCAGCGTGGGGGAAGGCTCGCCCTCTGCGAGCTGATTGAAAAGCACGCAGAGGCCCTAGAAGTTGACCTACCCCGCTACTACGGGGTGGACATCTACGAATGGCATCGAGGCAAAATCTCTACCCGTCGCATGCTCAATTGGATTCGGCGACTACCGGCGGATTCTGAGCTGTCGAAGGAGATCCACGGGATCTCCCCGGAGGAGGCCTCCTGGTCTCGGACCGATCACCTTTTGGCGATTGCCGCTGATCATCTGGCGGTCGGAAATTGGATGTTTGCGTCCGCGAATTCCGATGACACCCCTGAGCGTCCCATTCCGATTCCGCGTCCCGGCTCCGAGCCGGACGTGATGCCCGAAAGCTCTGTCGCCGACCAGGCGGCTTTTTTTATGTCCTAGGTGAGGTGAGATTTGATGGCGGGTAGTACTGCCGCGCGGTCCGCGGGCGTTGCCTATATCGATCTTGCCGTAGGCGACACGAAGAAACTTCTTGACGGCATCACTCAGGTGGTTCGTCAGGCTGCTGACGCCGCCCAGGCGGAGCTAGGTAGGGGACTCGATGTCAGCGGTCATGTCGGATCCTTCTCGGCGGTTGTTGACGCGGCTGAGTCTGCATCTCAGGCCGCGGCGACAGCCATCTCCGAAGGGCTCAAGGGCTCCATACAAGAGTCTTCGGCGGTCATCGCCGAGAGCATTACCGAGACTGTCTCAGAGGCTGCTACGGCGGCCTCTGAATCCCTCGTGAGCACTCTTGCGGAGGCCGGCCGACAGGCCGGCGAACAGCTGGCCCTGGATTTTGAAGAGGCCACCCGAGATGTCCAGCTGCCCCTCTTCGATGAAGAGGCAGTTACTCGGGCAACCGAGCAAGCGCGGATAGCCGCTGAAGAGCTTGCTCGTGAATTCAATATACAGCTTGCGCGCGACATGGACGCGTCGAACGCGTCCCTCGGGAATGTCTTCTCATCCTTCCATTTTCAGGGACTGACGGAGGAAGCCAAGGGCCTTTCGGATGCCCTGACCGGCGGCCTTCGGTTCGCCGCTACTGGAGTCGGAGGCATTGCCTCCGACATGGGCAGCACCATCTTCACGAAGCTCAAGGCCGCCGGCGACGATGGCGGCAAAGCCATGGCGAAGTCCTTCGAGGAATTCAAACAGGGTGTTACCTACTCGGTCGGATCCTGGGGTATCGGCTTCGCTATCGGCAACTCGATCTCGACCGCGGTCTCTTCCGCGCTCAGCTTCGCTAAGAGCGCGGTTATCGACTTCAACTCGCAACTTCAGTCGTCGCAGATCTCTTTCGGTACCCTTCTAGGATCTGACTCTGCCGGCAGCGACATGCTCAATCAGATCAAGCAATTTGCGTTGTCGACGCCATATCAGTTCGGCGACCTGATCACTGCTTCTCAGAAGCTACTCGCCCTCGGCATCAGTGCGAAGAACATCATCCCGGATCTTCGAGGACTAGGCGATGCGACTTCCGCCCTCGGCGGTGACTCCGCAAAGCTGAACGAAGTCACCAACATCTTTGGTGAGATGCAGAGCAAGGGCCAGATCATGGAAGCCCAGATCCGCGAACTTCAGATCCGCGGAATCCCGGCACTTCAGATCCTCGCCAATGAGTACGGCGTCAGCACGACCCAATTTCAGGGCATGGTCAAGCAGGGCAAGATCATGGCGGATGAC